AATCACCATTAGTTGATTTTTTATCTCCACCAAAATCTAATACACATACTGATGGGTCACTAGTTGCAGCTTCATTATAAATTAAAGCACCTCTTGCAGTAATTGTAGCTGTACTGAATGTTAAATCATTAAAATCAGTTAAAGCTGTTGTACCTGATGTTGTTGGGGTGACGCTTGTTAAAAACGCACCTTTAGCAGTATATCCAGTTCCACTCACTTCGTTACTCGAAGTATATGCAGTAGTAGCCGCGTCTAAAGAAGCACTACTTGTATAAAGTGCTAACTTAAATTGGTCACTTGCTGCGGTAAAATTATGTGTAGCAGTCATTAATTCTTTTTTAAATGATGTACACATTGCTTGCGTTATTGCCATTATAGTCTCCTAATAATATCAGCCATTTCTTTATGACCTTGTTTTTGTAATAAACCCGCTACTGTCGCTCTATCGCTACCTATAGCTTGTTTCATATATAATAAAATAACTTGTTGTATAGTGTCTTTAAACGCTTCTGCTTGGGCTTTCACCATAGGGTCAGCGTTATCACTTATACCAATAAGTTTTTCTACTAATCTTTCAGTCCAATACTCGGGACTTAAACCTTTATTTTCTGTTGTTTGAACATTAACTGTTCCTAATGTTGGTTTTACATCTACACTAAACATTTGTTGTTCCTTGCGGCATTATTTTAATTTGGTCGTTTCTTGCTTCATCCCTAACGTCTTTATACTCACCCAGTAATTTCAACATAGCTAATGCCTCTTGATATTTTTGTTCATATAACATAATTGTATCTGGAGACGATTTCATAAACACAGCTCCTTCTACTAAAGAGCCGTATAACATGGCATTAGGAGCATTATCAGATAACCACGTCTGATTATCGTCTCCTACGGTGGTTAATGAATTAGGTCTGTAATTATAATGAAGTTCAACAGAATAGTTTGTATTTGGTGTAGGAGCGACTATAAAAGTATCTTCATCAAACTGAGCATAGTAAAGGGGTTCGCCAGTTGTGGCTTGTTGTGGTGTGTAATCTCTAATAAAAGAAACGTGTTTTAATAATAAATAATTATAGTTATTGCTTCCGTCTATTAAAGCTAAGCTAAAAGGTGATAAAAAATCCGTCGGTGTAGATAAATACGTATTGTCTTGAGTTAGTGTTCCTGTGACATTTTTACGAAAAACAGGAAGCTGTACAGACTTTAAAATACGTTCTTCTGTTGTTTGTATAAACGTATCTAAAGTGTTTACAAACGTAGTTTCAGTATTATCTAAATAATTCTGTATTGCTGTTTTTAACCCGCTATATGTAAATCCTGCCATTATGCTATACTCACTGTTACACTTCCTAACCCACTAGTAGCTCCTAATCCATCAAACTTTGTTCCTATCGGGTCTGATTCAAAGGTCATACCGCTACCTGCGTTTGTAGTGATTATAACCCCTAATTGACTTTTAGGTAAAGAAACATCTGGACGAGGTTTCCAAAGAACTTCCGCATCTGCAGAAATAACTGGAGGGTCTAGTTGAGGATGTTTTGGTTCATAACACTCTTGACAAGTTCTAAAATTTTCCCAATTACCTCTAGCTTCTTTATATGGATATCTAAAACCACAAGTATCGCATATAAAGTAAGCATATTTACCTGAAGCGTATGCCATTAGATATACTCATGTTTTGGAACAAGTCTTAAAGGTGAACGGTCTTCATCGTACCTTATTGCGTTAGCTAAGTCTTGTTCGTATTGTTCCTTCATTATAGCGAGTTTTTGTACGTTCTTTTTCAAGCACAAATAATACGCTAATCCTGAAACTACACAAGGCATAAACCTGCTTGGTATATCTATGTCATTAACCTGAGCGGTATTATCTTGTATTCTACGCCAGACATAGTAAACGAGTTTGTCTGTCGAGTTCTCGGGCGTTGGATAAAGATGAAGAACAGGTTCTTTTAGTCTTTCTAGCCAAAACTCTGTTGACCTTGCTTGTGTAGCTTTGTTCGGAATATTGATATATTCGTTTCTGTCTACTCTATCTAAAACGTAGTCGGTAACAGTATTGTTTTCTGTTCTTTCAATATACGCATCTAAGATATCTATGTCAAAAGAATTAAGGGTGTATTCGTTAGTTCCTTGTGTTAGGGTAAGCTCTACTTTAGAAACTTCCCACATCTGAATGCCTCTGTTTGACCAGTCAGCAAACATAATGTTTAAAGAACGTCTTGCAGTTACTGCATCATAAGACGTACGAGCTTCCAATCCTGCAAGTTCGTACGCTTCTTCGATTGCGGTCGCTACATCTAAACTAAATGCACGAGTTCCTGAGGTCGCCATATTAGTTGTAATATGCTACAAAAAAGTCGCAATTAGCTAATACTACATAAGCCCCAGTGTTGAACTTTACTCCATCGTTAGGAAGGTAATGGTCAAACTGTTCGTTTGCTGCACTACCGAATTTAAACTCTATTAGAAGTTTAGTTCCACTTGCACTCGTTCCGTCATATATTTTTATAGTGGCGTCTGCTGCACTTGCTTGTGCTTGAACAGATTGAATTCTTATTGGTCCTAAGTTCGTTGCTGTTCCAGCACCACTACCAATATATCCTTGTAGCTGTCCTGTGGCTGTTAAAGCCTTAGTTGCTTTTACATCGGATGAACTCATATTACTCCCCTATTAAGCGTCAGCAAATGGAGTTACTAAAGTGCCTGAACCTAAAATGATTCCTTCTACTGCGTATTTAGCACTACCTACTGCAGTTACTGTAATAATGCTTCCTGCTAATCCACCTTTAGTCGTACCATTTAAGGTAATAACATCGTTAGAAGCACCTGAAATAAAAGTTTTACCAGTTGCATTATTTACGCCAGTATATAAACCGCCTACGAATTTATCTGTACCATCTGTAAGAATATCCATATCGGTAGCTGCTGTTTCTACTACAAAAATAAAAGTAGCTCCTAAATTGTTTGTTTGATTTGGGTCGTCGTTACTTCCTGGAGCAGTAGCTACAATACTTGGTAAAGTAAATTTACCGTCTGCATCGTTACAAGTAAGAATTTTACCTGCATGTGAGTCTACTGTTAAAGATGTGTCTGCAGTTAAACTAACGACGTTAGCATTACCTGCTGCGATGAATCCTGCTAATGATTTTACAGGACCTGAGAATGTTGATTTTGCCATATTAAGTCTCCTTAATAACCTCTATCGTCTTGGCTTGTCTGCTAGGTCAGTCGATAGATTGTTTGTATTAATCCTAGAACTCTTGTCATGATACATCATTAAAATCAAAAAAGAAAGGGAGCCGAAGCTCCCTTAATTTTTTCACGAAAGTGAGTTATGCTCCAGGTGAACCGAAGATACCTCTCCAGTCACTCCAACCAAAGCTGTAACGTTCTCTAGCTTTGTATCTTACATTACCAGTTTCGAAGTCGCCTTCCATACTAGTAGATACAGGAGTTCTAACGAAATGTTTTAATCCGTTAGGTACGTCAGTTTTGATAAAGAAAGCATCAGTATCTGTTAGATAATGATTTACAACATAACCTTCAGAAATCATTCCCATGTTTCTGATTGCATTGATGTCATTATCTGAAGTACCAACTCTTCCAGGAGTTTCCATCAGTCTATCTGCTACGAACTGTAAAGCAGGTGGAATGATAAGTTTTCTTGCCTGAGCATTAACTTTTAGATTTCTTTCATCTTTGAAGTCAGCGATGTCAATCAACGCTTGTTCAAGAGAAGTTTCGTTTAAGTCAGCTGCTGTAGACAACTCATTTCTTAAGTCCACGTTAGCAACAGTAGGGTGGTCTGTAGCACAAAGCTCTTTTCCATCTCCACCAACATATGAAGAACTAAACGCATTGTTTAATACGTTAGCTGCTTTCACTTGCTTAGTTTGTTGCATAGACCTAGCTAAAGCTCTTGTGTATCTTGAAGAAAGAGTATCGTAAAGGTTATCTTCGATAGCTTCTTCTGTTAACGCAAATGCTAATGCTACGGTTTCGTGTGTGAAACGTGATGTCCAGGATTCTTGAGCTGTATCGTAAACGACCGCTGCTCCTTCTCCTTTAGTCGGTGCTTCACCAAACCCACTTAACATTACTTCTTCCTCGAAAGCTCTTTCAGAAGTTTCGGTGTCGAAGATGTCTTCGTGTTCGTTATTGTATCTCTCATACTCTAATCCAAAGAGAGCATGGAGTCCTGGTACTAGTTCTTTAACTAGTTGGGCTCTATTAATTGCCATTATTTATTCTCCTTAGATTATACAGCAAATGTGTTAGTAGGGAATGTGAATAATCCTCTCGCATAAGCACCTATTTCATTGCTTGGTTGCGAAGCGAATCCGACACATAACGCCACACCACTTGATGTTGTTGCAGTCACACCCTCTTTAGACCTACCGTTGTTCGAAGAACCAGCAGTTGTAGAAAGAGTGTATTTGTTACCGATAAAGCTTACTGCTGGTGTTCCAGCTGTAAATTGAGCTTCGTAAACAATTCCTGGGTCATTGTAAACTAAAGCTTCTGCATCGGCACTCCCTTGGGTAGCTGTTGACGCACTCCATACTTTAGAAAAAGTTGGGGTTCCGTCAGTAGCTGTATAGAATACTCCGTAGAATACACCTACAGGTGTGCTTGTCGCACCTGCTTGTTCAACGTAACCACTAGAAAGAGTAACCACATCACCACTATAAATAGCAGTTCCGTAACCACTAGCGATTCTCATTTTTGCAGGACGAATAACACCACCGTACATGTGATACGCAGGAGTAAAACCATCAGGTTTATTTGTATTAGCCATGATAATCTCCTTTGATTATATACATTGTTATTATTAATCTCCTTTGTTGACAGGTTTACTGCCAAACGCGACTTTAGAAGTCCTTTGGATATCACTATCTTTTATAGGCATTCTAGCATCGCTTTCTCGCATATAGTTCTGGTCTACACCGTCCATAGCAGATTTTGCTTGGTTTTGAAAATACTCTGTACGTTCTTGTGCGGTTTCAACTGGTACTTTAGCGAGGATTAAACCTCCAACCCCAATGACTCCCGTGTTGCTTCCACTATCTATGGTAGGGGCTTCGAAATCAGGATAATCTTCTGCTCTCACAGGCTCATATCCTTCTCTAATACGTTTAGACATATTAGATTTATCATCTTGTCCTCTAGTAGCTTCACGAATCCACCTGAATTGATATCCAGGAGGTGCTTCTGGTGCGTCTAACATTGACGGGGGTTTCCAAGGCGTTCTGCGAGTTTGAGAGGCTCGTGTCTCTGCAGACCGTGAGTTACGGTCAGTTCTGACTTCTGGTGTGTTGTTATCTTCAG